TGACGATACATTTTTTGGTGATCAGCCCTTCTCATAATAAGAAGCTGATCGTATCGTGTTCTGTGTTCCAACCATTTTGATTTAATGGTTTGATTTTTTAGAGACTCTTGATCGAGTCTTTCTTGGTCAATAACTGCAAGGTCATTCCTTGCCTCATGTTGTAGTTCTTCTAATGTCATAATATACCTTATTCAAAAAAGTAGAGCAGCGAAGTGATTTCTCTCCTTGCGTATATTGTCTGTAGTGAGGCCTGCCGAGTTGTCACTACAAATTAAGACTCAGATTGTGAATGTGTTAAAGCTTATCACTATCTGCTCTAAACCTATTTATAATGTTCTGATTTCGTAGATTTGATATTTGAAAGTTACATCACAGGTGAGGTATTCTACATCTGTAGCTCCACCGTCAAATGACAGACCACCGATAGATGTTGGAAATATATTTTTGAAATCGATTTCTACGATTGGATTATTTTTATTAGACAGTACCATAAGAAATGCATCAGAGTACATAGCTTTATCTGCAACCGCAGCCCCGATAACATCTACTTGAGGCGCACCGCCGCCGGCAGCCAGGTCAACGCTGGGGGTATTTGATGTAACATCTCTGTGCTTTCTGAACTCTGCTCTCTCTTCTGGAAAACCAATACCCGTAACCCACTTGTGTAGTTGAATATAATTTTCTAAGTATTCATCAACTAGAAATGTTATATTTAAATCCTCATACTCGATTTTGTCTCCCATTACAGGAATATTTTTGAATGGGTTAGCAATCTCTGTGTTCCCCATAGAAAGGCCAGGCAAATTACAAGATTGAATAAAGAACTCCACTTTCGGCAATTGGTTTATACCAAACCTAAATTGTGTTGGACTTAGGTAATCTAATTTGTCTGGTTGTCTATCTAACGGGCCTGGCATTATACTTCCTTTATGAAATCTGCAATTCGCAAATCTCTGTGTGTTGATGTTGAGACTTGTACTTCACTAATCACAGCATCGATATTTTCATGCCAAAAATTAAGAAACTTATGTACTCTAGGTATTTCTGGCACTAGGTCTTCTGTCTGCCAAATAAATTCTTGCAGAATACTTGTATAATCTGGCATCCAGTAATTCACGTTAACAATAACTATCTCTCTGGTTAAAAACATTTTTAAGAGTGTCCATTCTTAAATCTATCTCGGAGACTATTAGCAAAGTCCCATAATCCACTTATCTGCTTATTTAGTACGTCTACCTCTGCCCGAAGCCTGACAGTTTCTACGTATGTATCTCTCTTTTTTATATCTTCGATATCTTTTCTTAGTGACTTTACTTCGGCTTCCAATCTTACTGCAACGACAATAGCGCCTACTAGAAAAAGTATCTGGTGCCAATAGTCAGTTATTAGTTCCATCTCCTTCTCCTTTCCTACTATTTATAAAAAAAGGGGGTGCCGAAGCACCCCCTGAGTTTGTAGTCACGTTTCTTATTATTACATCAAGTTAGTGACTTTAACCCTACGATACCAAGCGTTGGTGTTCGCATCCAAAGAAGCATCGGTGTTAACTGTGTCACCAGCAGCAACTGCACCAGCAGCAGCAAACGGGTTAGCAGCAAGACCATAACGTGTCTTGAAACCGATCTTAGGCTGGAATGAACTCTCACCAACCGCACGAACCATCTGGAGCGGCACGTATGGGCAGTAGAAGAAGCCAGCGTCATAAGGCGATGTGCCCTTGTAACCACATACGTAGTACTGAGAAGCAGCCACGTTTGCACTATAAGGATCGACATAAACCTTGAAACGTCCGTTCATAACACCAGCGAAAGTTGTCGAAGTGTCATCAACATTAAGGTTGTTGTTAAGAGCAGGAGTGTAATCAAGTACACCAGCCATGTTCAACGCACTTGCAACGTCAGCAGATACGATCAACATGTTACCCTTACCACGGCGAGTCTGTTGACCAATCGCATTGGCATCACGTTCAATAGCGAACATAAGACCTTTGAATTTTTCAACCGACCAACGACCATTAGAGTCTGTGTCAAGATCGAAAATACCAGCAGTTGTCGTATTGACCTGAGCACCAGCAACAGAAGTGATATACAGGGAACGAACAACTTCACGGTTGATCTCAGCAAGAATTTCCGAACTAAGAATGTTCGCAAGTTCTGTCTCAGCGTCAAGACCATGAATTGCCTTCAAGTCTTGTGCGAGTTCCATTGTGTACTCAGCCTTCAGAGCACGGGAAACCGCAGTAACCGTGGATTTTTCGATTGAGAACGCCATTTCAGCGAAAGCGTTAGTTGCACTGTCACCCAATGCTTCTGCCTGAGCAGTAGTCATACCTGTTGCAGAAACATATGTTCCAGCAGAAGGACTGTCGTTAAGGACAGCAGGGTTCGTTTCAGTAGCACCAACGTCACCACCACCGATAGTACCGGCAGCGTTCTGGTTGGAAATGTCAGGCATTGACTCGTCAACAAGAGCCTCTGCACCGTCTTGTGAAGTGAACGAAGAGCGCATTGCGAAGATAAGACCAGTTGGCCCCGTCATCGGTTGCACACCGCAAACGTCATAAGCGATAAGGTTAGGCATTGCACGGCGAACGAGTGAAATCAGGATGGGATCCCAAGTATCCATCTGTCCACCAGACATTGCGTTAACTGGAGCAGCTTCTGAAAGATAAGCTTTATCTTCCCTCAAAGCAGCTTCTTGGTTTTCTAAGATGAGAGTGGTAACTGCCCGCTTGTAAGAATCCTCAATCTTCGGAAGATCAGGGTGTTCTAGGACTGGCTGCCACTTTTCTTGTAGATGTTCTGTCTGAAACATTTGTGTTTCTCCTTTATTATTTACATCTGTTTAATAATATTATTGGGCACGTGCTTTGTTACGACTGATTGCCGACATGTACGATTTCATTGCATCTGTCGTATCAATGTCCTGTGCGGTGCCACCATCTTCATCATCAAATGTCGATCCATCATCGGACTGACTTACTCTCGGAAAATAACTCTCCTTGAGTGTGTTAAGTTTGTCTTTGAAGGACTCTTCTTCAACAAACTCAACGTCCTGTACCAATGAACGGAACTTTTCAACCTCAGTGTCAGCCAAATCTTCGGAAACCTCATTAATGGCTGACTCCCGAACTAGAACGTCCTTAACTTCTTTTGATTCGATATTCTTTTGAATCTCTTCGTTAAGTTTACTTTCCAACTCGGTAATCTTTTCTGACTGTGCCTCAAGTACATCGTACTTCTCATCAGGCACATCAATATAATGGTCTTCAAACAACTGTTTCAGCCCAGAGATGAAGTCTTCTGCAATCTCGCCTTTTAGACCACGATCAATTGCCAACTCGTTCTCTTTTGTCCATTCGTCTACAACGTAATTAAGATAGTTGTCAACCTTCTCTGTCAACTCTTCTTTGACAGTTTCTAGTTTTTCAGCAGACTCTTCTTTCAACTCTTCGTCAATACGAACAATCTCTTCACGAGTCCGTGATTTTACAGCAGCCTCGAAAATTGTCGAAGCCTTTTCCTTGAATTCCTCAGAAAGTTCTTCACCTTCTACGAGTGCATCAACGTCTTCCTTAACATTGATCGATTTGATTTTCTCTTCGATCTCTGCCTTTGCGTCTTCTAGTTTCTTCAGAGCTTCAGTAGTTTCTGCGTTCTCTGCTTCCTCTAGTTTGTTTGCGTGAGCGGCAAGCATTTCTTCAATATCACTTTTCTTCATCTTTGCGATATTTTCCATGTGTTGCGCCTTCGTGAGTTTCTTACCCTCGGAAACAACTTCCTCACCCTCTGGTTCGTATCCAGCAGCAAGTTTCATCTTCTCGCCTGGAGTTGCCTCGCCTGAACTTCCTTGTTTCATTTTTGGTTCCTCCTTTGCACTAGAAGTTTGTTCATCTTCGTGTTCTTTAGCAGCAGATGCAGCCTTCTGACCAATTTTCTTTTCATTGCGGTCTTCGTCAGCACCCTTCTCTACTTTTGCCTCTGGTTTTTGTCCACCAAGGTCTTGACGTTCACCAGCAACTGTTTCTTTCTTATCAGCGCCAGCAACATTTGCCTTGGGGTCTTTAGCCTTTGCAACGCCTTCGTCAGCGTTGTTGGAGCCCAAACCTAAGTCCTTTTTAGAACCACTGGTTCCATCATCCAAAGGCTTTTCTGAAGCTTCTTCAAGTTCTGCGAGAACTTCAGCTTCTAGCTCCTCTATTGTTTGTTCTAATTCGGACATAGGGTATCTCCTTTGCTATCCTGTAATTTATATTTATAAATTATAACCTTTTAAGAAATTTTGCGAAAGCTAATGCCTTCCGCTTTTCGTCCATTCTTTCTTGTTTCACATCAAATTGTTTCTGCATTTGAACCAATTCCGACTCAACTAGTGCGCCATTGTTCCAAACCCACTCTTTACCTTCCATGATACCTTCTACAAATGCATTAGGAGCAGAAGGATCAGCGACAATATCCGCCGCTGTTGCAAGATAAAAATCATCCTTTACATAGTTAGTTCCACCTCTGGATTGTAAACTACCCATTCCTCTTGAAGAAACACCTAGTTTAGCACCCTCGTCCATTAGATTTTTTACGATTTCTCCCATCGGTGTAGACATAATCTTTGCCTCTCCAATGAAATTTTTCCCATCAGGATATAAATCCGTGATCATGTGGGAAACTCTTTCAAGGTTGACAGTTGGGCCGTCAGGATGACCTAACTCACCAAATGCACGTTTTTCCTTGATAAAATTCTTATTATACTTTGCGACCTCTTTCGCAAGGATTTCTTGAGGATATACACGGCCGTTGCGGTTTTTTACGTCAGACTGCATAAAAACACCCTTAATCTTATAGGATTTTTTATCAGAGCCTTCTGTAATTGCTTCTGTGATAAATTCTACGTCTTCTAGTTGTTCAGAAATTAACCGCATATCTTTTTCCTTACGTTATATTATCGAAGCCCGATACTTTACGACACTTCAAAATGATTGTTCCAACGCAAGCTGCATCATTTTCAAAGAAAATATCTCCAGTAACACCACTTCCAGCGTTGTTTGGAATAGATACACTTGCCTGAGCACTCGCATTATAGTTACCACCGCCATTTAAGGACATAGCAACTACGTTAGTTGTAGCATCCCATTCAATATCTGTGTGTGAACTTACAGTCCAGAAACAAGATACGATGGACACTCTGGGGTCTGTTGCAGCGCCCGCAAGTTCTGAAACATCAACAATCTTTGTGGCTGTGCCATTTGTACCAGTAATTGTGGTTTTCGTGACAACCTCAAAATCGGAGTCTCTTATTGTTTGTGTTACATATGCCATTTCCTACCCCTATATCGACAACATTTCTCGTTCAAAGTATTTAGTCAAGTCCCTTTCGGGTACTTTATACTCTTTTGATACATCTCGCATGGTTTTTTCAAAGCTATTTAGGAAATCTGAAGGCTTAGAGTCCAGTTTATTAAAAATAGCGTCAACAGCATTCTTCATCTTTGGAGACAACTTTTTATACTCCATAGATTTTCGATGTTCATCTCTTTCTACAACTGTAGATTCATGAATCGCTTCAAACCGAATCATCTTCTACAACCTCAGTTTTAACATAGTTCTTTGAGATTTCTCTGCGCTTTGCTTCCAAAGCATCTCCCACTTTATTTGAGATAGATGCGTTAAATGAAGTCTGAGCGGCCACATTATCACCATCAGCAATTGCATTAATTAATTCTCTACTCATTTTTTCTTTCCTTTCACAGTAAGACTTTTATCAAAGTCATCCTCTACTTCTTCTGGTGCTGGTTCTTCACCACCACCTTCCATTCCTTCGGGTGGTATACCAGCAGCAAGACCGGCCCTATCTGCGGCCGACATTGTTGGATCAGTAGGCATACCAGATGGGTCAGTCGGTATTCTCTGAATACCATCACCACCTTGAGGTATAATAATTCCACCATCCATCGGATCACGTTCAGACTCAGTTTTGATTTCATCACGCATCTGATCGATCTCTGAATCAGTCATACGTAGAACTTTCTTCAGAACGTATTCTTTACTAAAGAATGTGCCGATATACGGTTCAACCATTCCCAACTGATCAATTCGGTCTGTTAACAGTTCTGCCTCTTTCAAGGCTGCGAAATGACCATCTTCAATAAAGTCATACTGAATATGTTCTTGCATGATTGGCCAGTCATCAGGCCCAATTACACCTTTAAGGAGTAGGTTGGTTTTGAGAATGTCAGTGAATAGGGGAGTGAACTTTTTCCGAATCCGTTGTACAAATTTAGAGAATTTAAGTTCATCCCTTGTAATCTCTGTAGATCGGCCGAGTGAGAATCCTGATTCAGATTCAAGTCTTGAAATCGGCACGTTAAGTGAACGGTATAATTTCCGTTGGAAATATACGATATCATCAATCTCTCCTAAATTAGACCCGCCAGGAAGTGTGGTAATTTCTGTACCTCTACCACCTTCTCTTCGTGGGAGCCAAAAATCTTCCAACATTGACATATGATTTCGGTCATCTCGTATTTCACCAGTGTTTGCATCATACACCAACTTATTACGATAACGGTTCATAACATCTTTTAAATACT